TTACGTTCGTAGGATGTTTAGCAGCATGGTTGACACCAACACCATCTTCAAATTTTTCACCCGTGAAAGCAAACTGCTGTTTAGTTTTAGTATCAGCAGATTTAGTTACACGCAACACACCAATGACAATAGGCATCTGTGCATTTTCACCATCCATAAAGAATCCCATGACAATAGCACCAGGTTGGAGTTGTCCAGAACTCTCACCTTGTCCGTCATTGCCTGGTTGGGATGTGTGCTGCAATACCGTTGCCCAAGGAAGTTTTTCCGTAGGAAGATCAGCAGTTGTTCCACCCTGTACATTAGTATAGTATCCTAGGATCCTAGTCTTTACACGACCAAGTTCCATAGGATCTTCATTATCTTCGACCTCACCAACCCACCAGAAAAATCCGTCTTTACCGACAAAATTTACCTTAGGCTCGTTGATAATGCCATCAATAGTTGCTGTCATTCTTCACAAGATCTCTTTTTAGTATTTAGGGCATTCGAGTATACTTATAGAAATACTCAGTTCCCCACTTCATATTGTTGTTGTCATCGAGACCACGATCTCTTCCTAACATCTTGTTGCCATGAAGTTGTAGTTCAGATGTGACACGATATCCCTGTTTCCCAATACATTCATTGCCTTGGAGTTCACCAAACCATGAACCATTAGAATAAGTAAATATCATATCACATTTACCATCCCTTGTCCAATCTAAATTGTAGTTCTCGATTATTACTTGATCTTCGCTTATTACTTTTACTTTGTGAAATCTTTCCCTGTATGGTTTGTTAGGACCGTCCTTCCTGTAGAAATTTTTAGAATGGAGTCCCCCTGTAACCGCAGTCCAGATAACCTCAACTTGAGAATAACCGTGCGGATTTGACTGAGCTTGATATCTATTTGTCCAATGACCTAGTAAGTAACTCTCAATCGTCGTACATACGACATTCTGGTTCACTTGGATTTACCTCACAAAATAATTCTAAGAAGTTTGGATCGTGATGATCACCTGCTTCAATCTCTTTACGGTGATTGTGAGCGTATACTTCTAACTCATGCAACTCTTCGCTGTAATGTCTGCGTGCTGCAGGAGAAATCATTGGATTGTCTAGGATCTCTTTGTCTTTTTGAATGTGTTCTTCTAATGTTTTCATGTGTGTAACCATAGGATACAATATTATTTATGCTTGCATACTGTCTTTAAGGAGATTTAGCTCGGTAATCATGCCATTTCCCGAAGACTGGTGTGCTACAGCACCTATAATGTAGCGTCCGCTATACTTTTTGTCAACTTTAGTGCCTCCTTCAGTCTTAATATTTGAGGGTATCGTGATATTTACTCCACAACCAGCATATAGATCTAAGTTACCAGGCACTCGAATTACTAACTGAATATTTTTCAATGCTTCAATACGCATCCATTGATATGCTTGAAGTTCTACAATCTGCTCATAGTTTCTTTGAGGATTGTTTTGGAATTTAGGATCAAAAATTTGATTAGGCATCATCTCATACCTAACACGTTTAGGATAGTTTATATAATTTTGAACTCTTGTATCTAATTTATTATTTGGATTTTTTGCTCCTGATCCATGTAAATGAGACATTCTACTCCATATATCTTTCATAGAATATCTGTACGCATCAGCAGATAAATCGGTGCTGTTACCAAATCTAGATCTAGTGATGAAAGTAGGGTCAAAACCTACACTATAACCTGCGTAATTACCATGTCTCAATCCCATTAAAAAGTCTTGTTCTTTAGGAAAAGAAATACCATTAATTGTAAATTGAGAGTTTGAAGGATTTCTTAATGCCTTAGGTGTATAGGTGTAATCATACATCTTGACTTTACCCAAAGGAGTATTTGGATTAGTGTCTTCATCAGTTTGTTCATTCGCAAGATCAATCATTGTGTCTAAAGACTTATAATGAAATCCTAATGCGTTTTCATAGAAAGCAAATCCATTCTGTAGTTTTTGACCTTTACCTGTCTTACGAATACTCCTTTGTGACATCCAATAAATTAAATCAAATGGTCTCCAATTAGGAGAAATGAATGTTTGCTTATTTAAAGTCTCTTCCAGATATATTTTCTTACCACTATTGATAAATTTCTTACCCATCAGGGTTTTAATAATCTGAGATGCCTCAGTCTTATTATTAAAAATAACCTCAGAATTACCAAAAACATTTGTAACTTCATTCCTGACATATTCATCAGAAACACACTCGATGATAAACCCCTCATCGGTTAAATTTGTTCTAACTCTAGAGTTAATTCTGTAAGATCTAAAAAAATAAGTTCTATCAATAATAGAACTTTTGATCTGAAATGAAAACTCTTCACTACCTGTGAATGATTGAAACACACCTGCAGAGTCTTCAATAATAATTCGAGCTTCCATACAACAAGATGAAATACTCTCATAAACTTCAAATCCTCTTACAAATGATGATAAGTCATCATTACCACCTCTGTAAAGAAATAATTTAGTTTCAACTTCACCAGCAAGACTTCTTTGTACTGAACCTGGTCTATCGATTACAACCTTACTCATGAGAAGATACCTCTCAAAGGATTGTTAAAGGAATTAAGAACCGCAACAGCAGTTCTAAGAACCGTTCCTGTTGTTCCACCAACATTCGCAAACGTTCCACCACCTGCTTGTGCACCTAAGAGTTGACGAATACCTGCTTCAGCAGTTTGAATAAACTGTCGATTGTTACCGTTAGATGATTCAACAGCAGCTAATGCCATCTGCACAATCTCAGATGTTCTGTTGTTAATCTCTCTTCTTGCTGCATTACGTTGCTCTGTCACTCTACGAACTCTTGCTTGTTCTTCATATGAAGTTCCTTTTCTCTTCATAGAACCAGAATTAAAGTAATTAGTTCCTGTTCCAACTTGAAGATTATCACCAAATCCATAATCACCAAGCAAACCATCGCCACTCATAGCAAACAATTTCCCATCACCAAAGGCATCCATTAGATTTTCTCTTAGTCCTGATTTTTGTAGAACAGAGGCAAGACCATTACCTTCAGTTATACCAACAAGAGGACGACCACCGCCAGGATCAGATTTTACAGTTGAAGAAAATGGGAATGATCTACCACTTCCAAATGGTGCAAGTATAGG